TCCGCGCCGGGTGACGCTGATCGCTCAACTCGACGGCCGCGGCTCCGAGGCCGAGTGGATGGCGGCCGACGACATCGAGCTCGCCGAGAAGCAGTTGCTCGGCTGCTTGGTGAATTGGCGGCCCGTGGCGCACTATCGGCCGACGCTGTACGCCGGAATGCGGCTGATGGGCTCGCGCATCCCTGACGTGAAGGTTTCCTTCGCCTTCGTCTTCTATGAGGAGATCAAGGTTGCGGATTCCTCGATCGGCCTTGACGGCGACGGAACCGGCGAGCTCCTCGAGCTCGGCGACATCTTCGTGACGCGAAGCGTTCCGCCCTGCGACGACCTCGAGGCCGCCTGATGTCGAACCGCCAGCGCCTCTTCATCAGACGGACCCGCACGCCGAACAAACCGCCGAATGGGCTCGCGCCCGGCGAGCTCTTCGTCGAGATGTCCGACCCGCTCCGGCTCTGGACGGGGGTCCCGGCCTCGATTGATCCGACGCAGCGGCGCCTGCTCGTCGACCGCTCCGAGGTTATCCCGCCTCCGGACGGCGGCGGCGGCGGCGGCGCCTCGGTGCACATCGCCGACGTCCCGCCCGTGGACGTGAACCCGGGCGACCTTTGGTTCGAGTCCGATTCCGGCCAGCTTTACGTGTATTACGAGGACGCGACGAGCTCGCAATGGGTTGGCGTTGCGGTCCAGGGACCGGCCGGGATCAATGGCGTCCCGGGCCCGGTCGGACCGCAGGGGCCTCAGGGCACGATCGGGCCGCAAGGAGCGCAGGGGCCGCAGGGCATTGCTGGGCCGACCGGTTCGCAAGGACCGCAGGGCGTGCAAGGCCCTCAAGGTGTGAAGGGTGACAAGGGCGACACCGGCACCCAAGGTCCGGCCGGCCCGGCCGGTGTGCAAGGGCCGAAGGGCGACACTGGCCTAACCGGTTCGCAAGGGCCGCAGGGTGTCCCGGGCATCAGCGGCGCGCTCCTGACGCTCGAGGGCGCAACCACGACCGCGACCATCACAGTCAATACGCCTGCGATCAATACGGGCGCGATCTCTGAGGGCGTTGCCGTCTTGAGTCAGGCGATCACGCTCAAAAGCGCTACAAGTCGACTCATCGTTCGGGGCGCGATTCCCCTGTTCGCGAACACCGACATGAACGCTTATGTCATGCTCTATACAAATCTGAGCACAGCTTACATCGGCATCGGCCGCAGTTATTTAAGTATATCCAACAAGATTGAGACGCCCGTTGCCGATTCCGGTCCGTTCGCGCATGGCCAGCCGGCCGGTACTGTGATCACAGCTTCGATGCGCGCCACGCGCGGCACCGTGAGTGACCAAATCATCGTCAATGGATCCGCGCCCGCGACGCCGTTCGCCAACCCGACGAAGGCCTGGCTCTACGTCGAGGAGGTCGTCTAATGACGACCTTTGACTTCCCGGACACGCCAGCGCTGAATGACGTTTGGACGGCGCCGAACGGGGTCAAGTATCACTGGAACGGTTATGCCTGGGTTCCGGAGATCGCAAAAAACGTTACCGGATTCATGCTCTGGCCGGCGGGGATCGGGATCAATTACTGGGGGCTTACGCTGCCGGAAGGCACGCGCTGGTGCGACGGCGCGCAATATGATCCGGCGCTTTATCCCGCGCTGTATGCGGCCATCGGCACGGCCTACAACACCGGCGGCGAGACCGCGGGATGGTTCAGAGTGCCGGACCAGAAAGGCCGCGCCGAGATCGGCCGCGACGACATGGGCGGCACGGCCGCGGGCCGCATCACGGTCGCCGGCGCCGGGTTCGACGGGAAGGCGATCGGCGCCCGGGGCGGGCTTCAAACGCACACCCTGACGACCGCCCAACTCGCGGCCCATTCGCACCCGTACTCCGCGCCCGCCGTGACCTCGCTCAACTATCCGGGAATCAACTTCAACGCCGGAGCGTTCAGCGCGACCAGAACGACGAGCACGACCGGCGGAAACGAAGCACATCCCAATGTGCAACCGAGCATCGTCTGTAATAAGCTCGTGACCACGGGCGGGGTGTCCTGATGCAGATCGATGTCGTCGTTCCCGACAAGACGGTGGTGCTCGACGGCGTTGGCTTTGTTTGCCCGACCCTCAACCCGCCGGAAGACTGGGCTCACGCTTACCATTGGCGCGGCGACGGCCCGGGCGTGATCGAGCCGCGGCTCACGTCCAACTATGAAGCCGAAGAATTCAGCGACATCCGCCGGCTGCGCTTTGCGGTCGACGCGCATGCGGCCGCGAAGGCCGAGGCCGAGCGCGAGCTGGTCTGGGCCGAGCCGGCGCCAGCCGACATCGATCCCGAACCCCGCCCCGCGAAAAGGAGACGATCATCATGATGGGTAGGACCTCAAAGGGCGGCGCAGCCGCCCCGCGCAACCGGACCTCGGCCGCCCGCGGCCGCTCGGCCTTCGTGCTGCAATCCGACGAGGTGCGCCGCCGCTCCGGCGAGGGCCCGCCCTCGCTGCCGGTGCGGGTCGTCACCGTCAAGCCGTCGCCCGGCGCTCTCGTCTACACGGACGCGGGGTTTCCGCTCCCGGACGATCAATGGTCACAGGTGCCGATCTCGCCCGGGATCGTCCAGGCGCTGAAGTACGGCGACCTCGAGGAGGCCGAGGCTGCGCCTCCCGGCGAGGGCGAGGGCGGAACGGAAGGGTCCGAGAACCCGACGGGCCGTCGGTCGCCACCGGAGGGACGGCGCAACCGGGCCGAGACCGATCCCGAAAAGCCGACCGTTCAGTAATTGCACCTTTGCTTGCCACGCCGGAAGGATTCGGCAATCTTTTGAGGGCTTAGGAGATCGCCATGGCACAGAACAACATTTCGATTCCTGCGGCCCGTGGGAATTTTCTGACATGGTGCATCTCCGGCTACATGCCGCTGAACGAGCTCTGTCGGCCGCTGTATGTGGCCCAGAAGCTCACGACTGCCGACGAGGCCGTTGTTGGCGAGTACTATCCGATCTACTCGGTGAACGAGGCCCGGGACCTGTTCGGCGCCGGATCGGTCGCGGCCAATATGGCGGTGCAGCACTTCTGCTCCTGCCCTGAGCTTCCGCTCTACATCGCCCCGATCGACGACCCGGCGGCGGGGACCGCGGCCGTGCATACCCTGACCGTCACCGGCCCGGCGACGGATAACGGCGTCCTCGCGATGGCCGTCCTCGACGAGGTGTTTCAGGTTGGCGTGATCGTCGGCGCGACCGCGGACAGCATCGCCTCGGCGCTGGCGGGCCAGCTCCAGAAATGGGTCGACCTCCCGTATGACGTCACGACCGCAACCAGCACCGTGACGCTGACCGCCAAGAACAAAGGTCCCGTCGGCTCTCATTTTGTGCCGGTGTTCAATCCAAATTTCGGGGATGAGTTTCCCCCTGGCGTGAGTGTCGCGGTCGCGACCACGACGCCGGGCTCCGGGGTGATCGACATCGATCCGGCGCTCCCGGTGTTCATGTGCGCTTGGGATTGCATCGCGATCGGGTCTGAAGACGAGGTCGCGATCAATACCCTTGTCCAGACCGTTCGTCAGAACTGGGCCTGCGGCATCCAGGGCGACTTCAAGGCGGGCCATCTATTCCACGCTCGCACCGACACCGCAGGCCTGATCGCGAGTTATGCGCGCGGCCGCAACAATCCGGAGGAGTGCATCATTCCGGTGCGCACCGGGTATAAGTATCCCGGTTATATGTTCGCGGCCGCGATGGCGTCGCGCGCGTGCTGCACCGCCTGCATCGATCCGAGCCGGCCGGTGCAATACGACAACGGGGCGCTCGGCTGCCTCTATGACTCGACGCAGTGCTACTACGTTTGGACTAACGCGGAGAAGAAAGCCTTCTATGATAGCGGCGTGGTGAACTGGGACGTCGCCAACACGCGCGGCATCCGGGATACGCAGCTTGTGATCGAGGAGCCGCTGACCTCTTACAAGTATGAGCACAACACCGGCGCCCCCGATGGTGCTTGGCAGCGGATGGAGTCGCGTTACTCGACCGCGAAGTTCGTCCGGGATCTCGGCAACTGGTATCGGCACAATTACTCGAGCGTGTCGCTCATGTCAGACGGAACGCGCATTCCGCAGGGGAAGCGCGCGATCACGCCGCGCTTGCTGCAGGCGTCGATCCTCGCCTGGCTGCGCGGAACGCAACTCGGCTGGACCGTCGAGGCGACCTCGGGTCAGCTCGAGAAGATGGTCAAGGTGCAGCGGACGAACACGCCGAACAACTGCGATCCGAACCGCGTCAATGTTCTCTTGGACCTCGACCTCGTGAACCAGCTCGCGAGGATTGCGACGACGATCGACGTCTCGCCAGAGTTCGCTTGCATCCCGCCCGTGCTCCTGGCGGCCTAGGCCTCGCGCTTTAGAGAAGGACTCGTCCGATGGCGTTGCACTGTCCAAAATGCAAAGGCGTGCTGAATTTCCTATTGGAGGGGAGGGTCATCAAACTCCAGTCCGACGGGGACGTGACCGTTCTGGTCTCGGAGCAGGCGCGCACCGAGACCTATGATGGTGAATTCACCATGACGGACAGGAACCCGAAGATCACCGCGACGGTGCTGGACGTGAAGCCCAACGGCACGATGACGCTCGAGGCGCGCAAGTCGATCCAGGTGGACAAGGAGATCACCAC